AGGTCACGGACTGCATCCATTGCGTTTTGCAAATCGTCCTTCATTTGCGCTGCGCTTTTCCCGAATGCGTCAGCGGTCTTTTCGAGGCCCTTTTCGGATATCTCTGGTTCAAATTCAACCTTTGGGGTTTTCTCTGCCAGGTTTTTCATTTCCTCGGCGGTATCCTTGGTTGAGTCCTGCATGTTTTTCATCTTACCGGCGGCATCATCGATGGCGGTTCCCATGATCTTTACGCTGCCTGTTGCATTCAGGAATTCGACCTTCTGTTTTTCTGTAAGGGTTGCCATTTTCTCAAATGCCGCATTGCCATCCTCGACATTGATCTTGATCGACTTTCCTTCGAGAATAGCGTACATTTCATTCGCTTGGTTAACGACTAGCCCGATCTTTTCCTGGAGTACATCGAATCCGGCGACACTGCCCTCGATTCCGATTGCTTCCTCGGCTGCCCCCTTATAGCTTTCAAGGGCTGCCTCTGCCGCCGTGATCGCTTCGACCTTTCCTTCGTTAAGCGCAAGCTGGACCCCCTCGATTTTTGCCACATTCTCATTAACCTTGAATATTTCATCGACTATCTCGCTGGTTCTTTCGAGCATAGCAGCTTTGACCGCCACCGTGGTGTTCTCATCGCTGTTCAGCTTAACTGATTCCTTAAGTATGGCGTTCTTGGCCTCGGTCGCCGATGAGCTTTCATTGATCTTGGCGAGGATCTGCTCCTCGGTCATATCAATCCCCAGAAGGCTCTGGAGATGGCTGGCGTTCAATTCCTGAATCTCGATATGTTTCTGCTTTTCCTGTTCAAGCATTTCCTGTCGTTTTTGGACGAGTTCTTGGATTTGGAGCTCGCTTTCCTTAGTCTGAGCTTGGGGTTTAACTAAAATACCAATCTCAGCCTCAATCCCTGCCCGCTTGGCGATCAGGTCTTTCATCTGCTGCTCGGTTGCGTCCAGTTGCTTCTGGAGCTCGGCCTTTTCCTTGGCCTTGTCTCTGCCGAATAAAACATTGAAAGGGCTTTGTTCTTCCTTCGTTAGCTTGGCTATCGTATTGTTAAGGTATGCCCGTTTCTTGGCCAGACTGTTGCCATATTCCTGCATGGCCGCTTCGTCAAGATTTTTCAGTTCCTCATTGCTCTTGACCTTGAAATCCTTGTATTGTTCGAATGCAGCAGCCTCAGCGCTGAAGTCTGGCGAGAATTTGAAGGCGTCTGCCAGTTCTTTTTTGTAGCTGCTGATGGATATAATCAGTCCGCCCAGGGCTGTGGCCGTCAATGCAACCACCCCCAGAAAGCTGGCCATCATCAGATTGCTTGCAGCTGCCACAGATGCTCCAAAGGATGTAAATGCCACACCAGCTGCGCCAAGCGCTGCCGGAATTCCCAGCAGAGCCTTGGCCGTCATGATTGCCTTGATCGCCAGATTGAATCCGACAAACAATTCGATTGCCTGCCTGACCGGATCTGGCAGTTCGCTGAATTTCTGGATAAGAAGAGTAAGCGCTTGAATAAGAGGTAAAACCACTATCGCCATATCCTCACCAATAGTTGCAGCTAAATCCTGAAATGCAGTTGTCATTAATTTAGTTTGATTTTCAAAGCTGCCAGCATTTTTTTTGTAAGCTTCTTCCATTACGCCAGAGCTTGATTCAAATTCATTCATTGATGCTTTGAGTGCATCGATGTTTTTAATTGCTGTTATAAATGTATTTAGAGATTCTTTTGGTAAATTTAATTTTGCTAGGGATTCAGCTGTCGTATAGCCTTTAGCCTTTAATGCCTCCAGCGTTGGAATTAAACCTTTCCATGTTATTTTTGCATCTTCTAATGCTTTTATTGTCTGTTCACTTGGCTGGACTAATGACAAAATTGCGGATTTTACTCCGGTGACGGCTTGTGGGAATTTGATATTACTTTTTGTCAGAATGGCAAGGGTGGCATTAAGTTCGTTCAAACCAACCCCTGTTGAGCTTGCGATTGTCGAAACCTGGCCGATGTACTGGGATATTTCTTCAAATGTGGTTACGCCGCTTTTGACGAGATTGAAAAGGCTATCATAAACCTTCCCGAGATCATTAATTGATAATCCATATGAATTCATTACACCGATTCCTACTTTAGCCGCCGTCTGCGTATCTGTTAGTCCTGCAATAGCCGCCTTGCTTGCCATTTCAACAATTCCAACAGAATCATCCAACGATGCCCCGGCGGACACTAAATCATAGGTAGCTTTAGTTAGTTCTGATGCTGAAACAGGCAGGCCTTTTGCCACATCCTTTAATTGATCGCCGAATTGCCCCATTCGCTCCTCTGTTGCATCGGTTAGCGTCCACACATTGCGGATCTGCTTGTCGAATTCACCGAATTGGGCGAATGTTTCCCGGGTAAAGAATGTAAACACTGCCGTTGCAAGGATGCCCTTGAGTAGAAGCATCTGCTGGGCCATATATCCGGTCTGCTGGGTAAGGCCCGCCATTTCGTTTTTGAGTCCAGTCACCTTCTGTTGCATTGCCTGGTGGGCGTTGGCCAGTTCTCGGGCGCTCAGTGTCCCGCTTTGCCGGAGCGTTTCATATGCTTGCTGAACCTTCTTGATGTCCGCCTCGATCTGGGCGAACGGTCGGACATTCAGCGTCTGAAATGCGCTCTTGATCTTTTCGCTGGCATTTTTGCTTTCCTGCCCGACCTTATTGAACGATGCTGCCCCTTGAGCTTCCAGTTCCTTGAATTTTGCGAGGACATCCTTTATCTCGGCGTAAAACTCATATACGATCTTCTTCTCGTTTGCCATCGATCACCCCTCTACCGTGATGTTATGACCTTGCCCTTCCTTGCGATCAGGTTCCGAAGCGTTGCAAAGTTCCTTCTGATCACCTTGGTTCGCTCTTCCTTGCTCATCTTGTCGAGCTCATTCTGGGCTTTTGGCTGCCCTGTTTTCTGGCTGCCTTGCCTTTCGGGTTCGGTCTGCTGAAACAATTTATCAATCGGGGCCGGTGATTCCGCCATACGGAAAGCCATAACGAGTTCGGTAATCCGTTCCTGTGATGCAGTCCGATGCGCTTCCCAAACCTTGAGGTAGTGGTCTATGGGGTATTGGAAGGCTCGGCTGTGTCCGGATTCGATGAGGATTGTGACGCACTCCCAAAAGCTGAGGCGACTTCGATTATCTGTTTCTGAAGAGCCCCCATCGCATTGAGAGTGCCTTTGAAGTTTTTTACTGCTTCAAGGTTTGCGCCACAGACTGCTGTGACTAATTGCACCATCTCGAAAACATCCATATCCTTATACCACTGCTCGTTCTCGCCATAAACCTCGGAGAAGATTTTGGCCAGTATCTTGATGTTCTGAAGTGCAAATGCTGTTATTGCCGCCTCACTGAAAATCTCGGGCAGCGCCAGTTCCTTAAGAAGGGGGAGCAGGTCTGCAACCTGCTCCACCGTGAATTTCTTTATGGAAAATTCCTTTTCCCGTATCGTTATCTTCTGTTCGACCATATTATGGATCTCCTTGTTTTTGTTTGCCCTGTCGTATTTTTTTATGTGTAGTCGATGTCGCTGTGATCCATCATCAGGACTTCTGTGTCGGATTCGATCAGCGCCTCGGCCCTGATTCCAACCGATGCCCATTCGGCGCTAATGAGCGGCATTTCGCCATCAGCTGAAATGGAAACCTTCGGGATGTAGAGTTCCAGTTCCGGGCCGTATGCGGGATCGCCAACAAAGCGCATTGAGCCTTCGACCTTGGTTTTCTCGGCCAGCTTAACTGCCGGGAGTGCCAGGTCAGCGTAATCGTAGGAAACCTTGAGAACATCGTCTGTTGCGATTCCGCCTGAGCCGCCTGCAATCAGGAAAAGGCGCCCGATCTTGGTGTCGACTGTATAGTCATCGTCCTCGGTGTATGTGGTCACGCCGGTTGAATCCTTGACCACAACGCTTGAAATTTTGCGATAATCGAGTTTGTAGTATGCATCCAGATCCTTAACCGGGACTTCCTCATCAACCACGGACGCTGCAGTCTGGCTGATTGTGGTTTTCTCGCCCAGGAAGATCATTTCGATGTTATCCTGGTTGAACTCCTCAAGGGTCGCCGTGACGATCAGTTTCAGGCTGGTTACGATTTTCACATCGACCTTGTTCAGTCCCTCAAGGGATGAAACATGCTCCAGTTCTTCGACCTCGGGGGTCAGGTTGATCGCCGGGCAGTTTCCGAGACTTTTCTCGCCCTGGTATACATCGTCCAGCAGCTTGTTAAAGAAAAGTTCGCCCTTTCCCAGACTCAGGTTGTTAACATTCGGTGCATTCGCCATCTTTTCCTCCTTAGATTTTATGTTGCGTCTGCGTATTCAAAAATATAACGGACAACCACTACCACTATCGGCGTATAAATCAAGGCTATGTCGGCAGCCTTTTCCTCGTAATCAATAACGAGTTTTTCCCCTGTCGTGGATTCGATAAACCAGAAGTCTCCTTGTGGCTCAATCGCCTCCCTTATTCCTTTAAGTTTCAGGCGTCCCTTTTTCTTCTGATCGGCGGTAACCGATTCCTGAAAGCAGTATTCTATTTCGAGGGGTAGTTTGCGTCTGTAAATTCGATAGTTTTTCTTGGTTTCGTTCCGGTATTTATCGCTTTCCTCGGTGTCTTCCCAGATGGTGAAGCTGGGCATCCTTGCCTTATCGTATGACTGTTCTTCAAGAAAAACGCCTTCTGGAAATTTTGCCTCCAGACGCCTTTTCGCTTCCGCTATGATTCGTTCTCTATGCATTGGTCGTATCCTCTCGGTAATATATTATCATAGCCTGTATTTTTTTACGAAGTCAGCATCTTGATGAAATCCTCGCCGACAAATTCTCCGAATCCCGGGCTGGACTCGATGGCCTTGAGGATGAAATATTTACCTTCGATACTTGTTGCCTTTCGAAGAAGGAATAAAGGGGTGAGTTTTGAACCACCCTTACTGTATTCCGATAAAAATATCAGCTTGTTTCCTCGTTTGGATGTTCCCACAAATACGCTCTTGCCCTTGACTTTGTCGTATTTTTCAAAGTATTTACGGGCGCTCATCTTGACCCGCCCCGCTTTTGTCCTGGCGGCTGGGAGTGGTTGTGTGAGCCATTGCCGGTTAACCGGAACTATCGGGCCATGGATCGTGCCCTCTTCTTGAATGCCAGCATATGCCAGCTTGCTGAAGATTTCGCCGCCTATTTGCCCTGGAAAGAGGGCGGTCATTATGCTTTTAGCCAGTTGCCCAGAGGGATGCGTTGCGAACATTGAGACTGCATTAAGGGATGCCTGGGCAGCTATTTTTTGAAGCCATACGCTCATGGCTTTGCGTAAAAGAGGAACGGCCCGACTATCAGCCTTCGCAAAGTCGAACCGTTCCTTGATTTGCTGTATGCCTTTGACTACATCGAGGCGGATATCCATTTCATTGTCCGTACCTGATCAGCGGCTGGATCATGTCCTGAACCGTTGGCAGGACTTTAATATCCGCAGTGCTTATTGCACCAGGAGCCAGATCGTTGCGGTTTGTCATGGCGACAAAGTCCTTTTTTTTGAAGATCATCAGCGCCTGTTGGACGACTGCGTTCTTCAGGTTTTCGTTTGAGGTTATCACCGTATATCCGCCTCGATATGTGATGCGGATCTCGCCCCATGTGTCTGAGAAGTAAAACAGGATGCGGTCGTTTGTTCCCGGGACTCGATAGTCGTCATCGACATCAAGTTCTTCGTATTCATCGCCGTCCCAGTATTCGATCTTGGCCATTTCCTGAATCGGATAGTGTTTGGGATAAAGGCTGCCCTCGGTCACATCGAAGTATATTTCCTCAATGTCTGCCGCCTCACTTGCGTCCCTGAATTCCCGATTGCACAGGGTTTTGATCTGGGAGTAAGCAATTTCGCAGCATATCCGGTAAACATCCTCCTGTTCAGGGTCGTGGCTCTGGACCAGGTCCTGCAATTCCTGGATTGCTGGAGCTAAAAATACCGCTAAATCTGCCATGGATTAATCCTCGTCATCATCCTTTTTCTTTTTCTTGAGTTCATCAGGGCTGACCACAACAAGATATTTAGGGCCCATGGCGATTGCCAAGGATTCCGGTATCCAGTGCGGTTTCAGCTTTTTCTCTTTCTTGCCCTCGACCACAATACTGGGCTTGAATTTGCGGACTCCATCGGTCAGGGTATGCCGGCAGTGAACCAGAACCTCGACCTTTTCTCCGATTTTCCTGTGGGTGAACTCTTCGAGAAGCGGGTGTTTCTTTTTCTCGTTCTTGGGGTCTGCCTTGGCCTTTTCGGGGGCCTTGGCCTTTTCCGATTCATTCACCTTCTCGGATTCCGGTTTTCCTTCGTCAGCCTTTACCTTGTCGTTCTTGGCGGCCTTTTCAGCTGCCTTGGTCTTGGCTGCTGCTTCAGCTTTTGCTTTCTTGTCCTTGTCATCTGCCATTGTTCCTTGCCTCCTGATTAATTTATTGCCCTTGACTAATGGCCCTTTGGTTGATCTTGGGCCGGTCATTCGGATTTGTTTTCCACCGATTTGCCCGCCCCTCCTATCATCTTATCAGAACGGGTCCGGGTATCGTCATTAATGCCCTTGTTTTTTTCCTCGGCCCCTGTCTTTTCGCCTTCTTTGGCCTCGGGATCTGTTTTCTTTTGGTCAGCGGTTCTCAGATTTTCTTCCATGATGCCCTCCCGTTGCGTTTTTACCACTGTAACAAAAAAAACCGGATGGTTCAAATCCCTCCGGTCTTTTGTAATTTTAGTTAACCTTTCGGTTACGGTGTGGCAGCGGTTTTCAGGATTGAGAATGCGCTCGGGATCGCTACCGTGATGTTGATGCGCTGGGTTCCCTTCAGGAATGTCACATCGTCAGCAAAGGCTACATGCTCGCTGGATTTGATGGTGAGCTTCCTGCGGTCGCCGAAGTAAACATGACGCAGATTGCCGAAGGCCACAAATGGTGTATCGTCGTCGTCATCGGCCAGGTCAGGCATGGAATCGATCATCTCATACGGGTATCCGCAGAGGGTTTTGGGCAGGCCATCCTGACCGGGGTTCACGATGTAATTTCCAGCATCGTCCTTCAGCTGAGCCAGATGGTTCAGGATTGTGCTGTTCATGTAATACTTGGCACCCCTTCTGGCTGCCTTGGTGAGCGGGTTCTGCATGTTCCTCAGATATTCATATGTAATATCGAGGAAGGATTCGTCCCCGGCATCCATGGTTACGATGTTAGTTCCTGCAACATTGAGCAGGCCATCAAACGGGTCGGTCGCTGTGTCGCCGCAGAATGTCAGGTATTCTTCCTTCTCGGCGAAACCTTCAGCGATCAGGTTGGCCAGGAGGTTCGCTACCTCGATGGCTGAATCCTCGATCAGTTCTTCGGTGATCGGGATCAGGGCTGCCATCTTTTTGGCGATCATGGTGATCATTTCAAAGGTCGGCTTGCTGTCCGGGATGGTCTTCTTCTCATCCGGGAAGTATACGATGATTCCTGCGGTCAGCGCTGGCAGTTCCACAGTCTTGGACTTCATCGGGATCAGGGTCGCATCCTGGCGGACGGCTGAGTAAGACTCAATCAGGCGGACGATGCGGGGTATAAACTCGGTCGGCACCATGACTGCTCCGTCAGCTGCCACAACCGTGCTCATTGCGTCATCAACATCCTTCTTCTCGAGTTTGGCCATCTTGACCTGTTCAGGGAACCTCGGATCGATTGCCTTGCGGAACCACTCGAGGAAAACCTCGGATTCGTTCTGCTCGGAAAATACGCTGTACTTGGCGCCAGAAGTGGTCATGAATTTCTCGACCATTTCCAGACGCTTCATTGCGTCTGTGAGAGACTTCTGGAATTCTGCGATGTCCAGCCCGTTCTTCTGGGCCTTTTCCATTGCTTCCTTCCCGATCTTTTCAGTCTCTGCCTTGATTTGTTCCAGGATTTTCTTAGCCTCTTCGTTCATTTCTTTCCTCCTAGTTTGGTTGTTATATTATTCCGTTTTCTTCGGCGGATTGCCGGTTTTCTTCATGGTGTCCAGAAAGGATTTCAGGGTTTCAGTCACGCCTTCTGGGTTGTCATCGCCCTGGTCGCCCCTGGGTTCCGATTCGCCCTTTACCTGATTTCCCATATATTCCTTGATGAAGCTGAGATGCACATTCTGGGTTTTGACCGCCTCGTCCATGCTGGCCAGCTTCGACAGGATTTCGCTGATCGATTCCTTGATTTCCTTGATGTCGTTCGGTTGTACGGGCTGGGGATCGCCCTCGGGTGTTCCCTGGCCATCCGGTTCGCCGCCCTTGGATGTCACGATTTCCTCGGGAAACATCTTTTTCAGTTCATCCTCGGTATATGACTTGTATTCTGGCGGTTCCTTGTCGGCATCCTTGTAATGCTTGACCAGGTGGTCATAAATCTTTTTCTTCTCGTCCTCGGATGAATACGGTTTTGCGCCCCTTGCGCCGAAGAGTGCGGCCATGGCTGCCACGACACCTTTCCAGACTGCTACCATTTTGCCATCCTTCACCGTGTGATGCTGGAGGTGGTAAGAGGTAAGCTGGTCTGCTTTCGCTTCGTCATACCTTGTGAAGAATTTACTGAATTTCGCCCAGTCGATCTTGTCCTTGTCGCCGGAACCATCGCTTGATGCGAACATGGCGGCCTTGGCCCTGGCATCGGATGCGCTCCATGCCATTTCCATGTCTATCGGGGTGGAAAGGAAGGGGACGACTGTTTTGCATTCGGTTGGGGCGTTGCCGATGGATTCCAGCAGGCTGCCCAGCTGTTCGATGTACTGGTCGATGCTTTCCTTGGCCAGCCCCTTCTGAACCGGATTTGAGATCCCGTCAAGGGTTTTCATGCCGAGCGCCTTGACGCCATGCATCAGTGCGTTCTGGTTTGCCGGAACTGAAACGCAGGAGATTTCCAGAAGTTCCCATTCAAGGGTAAGCAGTCTTGGCTTGCGCTCGTATTTCGCCAGATCAATGGTGATATTGCGCCCTGCAACCTCAACCATGAATTTTTCGGGTGTCTCGTCATTGACCCAGAGCCTTTTGATCGGGGTGAATGTGATACTGAAGCCCCGCATGAAACCATCAGAATAGAGCCCTTCGAGTTCCTGTGCGTCCTTTGTTTTGGCAAAGATAAACTCGAAGTCCACATTGTCCTCGTTCACCATCAAGCCCAGAGCCTTGCCCACTGCGTTTTCTCTGTAATTGTGTGCCTTAAGGATCACAGGGTTCTTGAGAAAATTCTCGGCCTTCATCCCCATTGGGAGCATAACCTCTTCGTCCCTGTCCACGACATTCGATGAAGCAGTCCCTTTGTAAATTTCGGCGCCCTCATACTGTTTGCCGATCTTTTCGACCGTTTCCATCATAAAAAACGCAGTCCTATTGTCCTCGGGTTTTGCGCTTTTTGGGTCCAGGGTTTCAAATTTCAGCAGCTTATCGATATCAGTCTTATCGAGCTGCTTATTTGTCTTGCTCTTTTTGTCCATGCCATTGACCTCCGTTTTATTCCCTTTGAAAAATATTATCAGGGGACGACTGCTTTTTACAAATCGCCCCGGTTACACTTCTTCAAAGTCATCACTGAAATCACCACCGAATGTCTCAGGGATAACTGGAACGGTAAGGCATCGGCAGTTAATAACTTGCTTGGCCTCCCCGCCTGGTTCCCCGGGATATGTCAGCCCGGTATAAAAAAATATATCTCCGACCTTCACGACCTGGCCGCTTTCATCTTGAGCCACATGGTCGTCCCTGACGGCTGAATCACGCATTGATATCCAGATGTGCTTATCGATTCCGTTGATCTCATATCCGACCTCTCTGGCTGTGTTATAACTGGCCGTGGTCAGGGTCTGTGCATTCGTGGCTGCGTTGGCCACCCGGTTGTTTGATAGGTCGAGGATCTGCTCGGACATGGTCTGGATCGTAGATCCCTGCCGCAGGCCGTCCTGAACGATTTCGATTATCCCGTTCGCAAATGTCCGGGTGATGGTCAGGGTCGCCTTCTCGATCACATCGTCAAGCGCCTTCATCATTTGCAGGATCTGCTCTGTGGTCAGGAAGTCCTCAAGTTCGAACGATTCCCATGCCGCCTTGGCCTCTGCCTCGATTACCAGCTTGGCGTATGCCCTGGTATTGTTCTTGGCCTTGATTTCCATTTTGAGGTAGTACATCGTGGCGGTTGCGATCTGCCGGACGAGCGGATTCAACATTTCCTTATACATCGATGCCCATTTGTCCTGATCGAATTGGAACCGCAGGGCTGTGTCGACATTCCGCATTTTCTCAGCGACCTCGTTCCCCATTGCCTTGATGAACGATGTGTAATATTTTCCTATTTTCTTGGTGAAAGGATCGTAAATCAGGCGATGCACCCGGGCGATGTAGTTCCTGAAGAATTCCGTATTCGTCACGACCTGTTTCCCGCCGGGAAGCATTACAAACATCTTGTGCTTGGGAACCTTGATCATGCTTCTGCTGTGCGGGTGTGTCTGTATTCCGTCAATGTATCCGTTTGCGCTTTGCGTTCGGCGAATAGCCCCATATGTTTCTGGTCTGAGCCGATATGGCGAGCTCGCTTCCTTCCCCTCGTCCCCGTCTGGGGTCGTCTCTGGCGGAGCGCCTGCCTGGGCTTCCTCGGGCGTGACCTGGGAAACGGGGAGGCCATTGATGTATCCGATTTCATCGCCATCATAGCGATCGATTCCAAGCCCGAGTTGTTTATTGATCAGGTAAAACGGGACGCCCTTGGTGTGCAGCTTATCTGCTGCTTCCAGTTTCTTCACAAAGCTGTGAATAAGTGGTGAGATGTCCGAGAGGTCTGGTTCGATTGAATACCCCGGGAACCACTGATCAAGTATGCTTATCTGGATGATTTTGCATTGTTTCTTGGTTATCGGGATAACGGTTTTTTCATAGTACATTTCCCGTTGTGCGTCAGCGTTGGCATAGTTCGCATACTCAAATATGCTTACCTCGGCAGGCGGCATCTTGAAAATGGCGCATAACTCTTCACGGCTCATTTTCTTGGCGGTCACGAATTCAAAATCTTTCACATTGATGGCCCGCTTAGCCAGCTTGACCTTCTCAAGGATGAAGACACCGGTTCCGTGTTCGAGATCCCGCTTGTATTTTCTGAAATTCTTATACACCTGTTCTCGCTGATCGTCCTGGAGCATCCGGTCTGATTCGACTATAATGCTTGGCACATCTCCGGCTTTGAAGAAGCAGGCGTTCCAGGCGTCAGCATAATAGTTGACCTCGATTGCGAATCGGGCAGCCTTCAGAGGCGAAAGACCACGGACTGGATCGAATGGGTTGTAGAGCTTGTCCTGTATAACCTCGCCTTTGGTAAAATTGATCCGCTTTTTTCCCTGCATCGTGTACCAGCCCAGAAGTTCCCCGTCCTTCATGTTGGGGAATAAGCGGGTAGGATCACCAATCTTGACCACGGTCGGCTGGCCAGCAGGATTGAATTCATCAGCAACGAGCAGCGCCTCGCCATCGATTAGTTTGTTCACGACCATCCCTGTCCGTAAATCCTCGAGGGTGGGGATGATCTTGGCGTATGGAGGCGTAAACAGTTGCGCTACCGGATCAGTCATCCGCTCCTTGTGCATGTCGAGGATCTCGCCGTTTGGTTTCTTGAATATAACCGGAACGCCCGCCACCGTTTCCCCAATTGCCGCCACGATGGCGTTAACCCAGAGGGCTGATTCGTATGAGTTCCGGTTTGTTTTCGTGGCCAGCCTGGCATCGCCGGTTTCCAGCCAGGTTGCTAGGTCGAGGTCTTTGTGAGCCATTGTAATGAGCCCCCCTTTATGGTCATTTTCTTAATCGTCATCATCGCCGTCTCCAAATATATTATCAATCTCTTCGATTGTTTTCTTTTTGACGAGTTTTTTGTATGCAGTATCATAGTCGATCTGTTTTAGCTTGTCAGTCATGTAATATGCGCCCGGCTGGCCCTGGGCGTGGGTGGTGTACCAAAAGTATCGGAGTGCATCGACCAAGTGGTCATTCATTTTAACCGGCGAGTCGATGAAGTCCTCTTTGCTATCCTGCGCCCATTGGTATGTCTGGAGTTCATCGATCAGGTTTGCCAAGTCGTCAAAGATGATCAGGCGTTTGGTTTTCAATCCTGCGGCTGTTTCAAGAATTCCAGGAACAACCGCATTCATCGCCGGATAGATCGGAAGGCCATTGTTATTCAGAGTTTCGATTGCTTGTTTCTCGCTCGGGTCGGCGTAAATGATTGAATGCTGATCTGAAAGAATCTCCTTGATTTCATCGTAATCGACACGGGATCGCTTGATTTCGTTAACTGCATACCAGATCCCGGTTGAAGGGCTTTGCACCATTTCAAGGATGCCAGTCGGGTTATTAAAACCGAAGTCAATTGATCGAGCTCGTGTTGTCCAGTTGCTCGGGATCGGGAACCTCGGGCAGACGCTGTATCGTTTGTAAATGAGTCCTGCCGGTCTTGTGAATCGGCCGTGATACAGCATCTTGAATTTCCAAAGCGGCAGCCTATCCCTTGCCTCCAGGTATTCGCCGATGTCGTAGAATGGGTTTTCAATGCTGGACGGGTTGACCAGTTCAATCTTGGGATCGCCATTCACCCATTTTTTGTATATGTCGTGGTATATCCAGTTCATGGCGTATGGCGTGGTGATCAGCAGAATGCGTCCCTTCTTGAGGTTCACCCTCTGGACGGCGGTGTCCCACCAGAGTCGTTCGAATTTCCCGGCCTCATCTCCCACGACCCCAGCGGCATGAATGCCCTGCATCCTATCGGCATCGCTCGCTGAAATGCAGTAAATAATCCCGAGCTTACCGAGATCGAACATCATGTCTTGTTTCCAATATTGGTATTTGATCTTGTTCTTGTCGAAGAACCGGGTCAGGTACTTGATGATGTTGCGCTTCATCATCGGGATGGTCGGGTTACTAACGATCCATTCCTCTCCCGGGCGTTCGAGCATGGACAGGTATAACCAGATCGGGCCATAGTATGTTTTTCCAGCGCCGGTTCCGGCAATGAAGGCCAGATATTTCTTGTCCGATACCTGAAGCTGTGCCTGGTAAGGCAGGAGGTTCAGAAGCGTATTGTGCAGTTCTCGCCCGGTATATTTAATAATAGTCCGGGTTTTCGGGCTCTTTTGCTTCTGTTCCTTTTTTGGTTTTGTCTTGGCCTTGGCCTTGTTTTTCGCTTGGGCCTTTTCCTTGAGCTTTGCCACGGCCTTTGCCTTGGTTTTTGCCATTGTTTTCCTCGACTACCGTATATTCTGCTTCGATTGCCTCGCCGAGTTCTGCCGGCGTGACCCGATCGACC